TTGTAATTTATTTCCACAGAAATAAACATATCTATGCTTAGGTTTTGCTTTTATAGTTTGAATTCCATTTTCTTTTGCCCACTCTTTAGGATTAGATATGCCCCTAGAAGTTAATGTTCTTGAATGCGTTTTTTTTCCATTAATAAAATATTCATCATCGTGAGCAGTAACAGCACCCGTATACAAAAAATTTGTTGCTTGATAAATGTACCCAACATGCCCTTGCCCACTATCAGCATAAGACACAATAGCCATTGGTTTAGGTAACATTGCTAAACTTTTTCCAACTAAAAAAGAACAAGCATTTTTGTTATTACTATCAACACAAAGTCTATTTAATTCCAAAATGTTATTTTCCCATCCTTTTCCCAACATAAATTTTTGAATTGCTGGAGTTGGAGTTGGACCATATGTTATTACTCCAATTAATACATCATATTCATATAATCCAAAAGCATATTTTATTAATGGAACTCTTTTTGCATAATGTTTTTCAATTAACCAAGGTTCTGCTTCAAAAGATTTAATTGGTAAAACTTTTAGCATATATATTTTCACGATGCAACATGCGGATAGTTAGGGAAGAACATAGGCCGATCATGTGGATCAGCAACGTACTGCTGGGCATCACGGTGAAACCACAGCTTCACAGTAGGCTCACCCTCACCAGACCCTTCATAGTTCCGTTGTTTTCTGCACAGCAAATAGTGGTCAGGATCACTGTTTTGCTTGGCAAACTCACCCTGCTGCTTGATTGAATCTTCTTTAGCCTTGTTGCGAAAAACCAACATTACGTTGTCCACAAGGTCCGTAATCGCTCCACTGCCCTTGTTGTCGTGCTTATCAGGAATGGCATGTTCGTTCGCAGGCTTCTTCAGGTGGTGGACAAGGTGAATGTGCATGTCATAGTCTCGAGCCACCGATGTCAGTTCATCAACGAACTGTTTCTGACCGTTGTAATCGTCCTCACCCTTGACGCATTTTGCTAAGTTATCCACAAAAACATGAGTTATCCCCAACTCCTTGGCACAGTACCGGACCATGCCGATAACGGTAGCAGCATCAGCAGTACCCATCTGGTCATACAGCCACATCCGGTTGTCGGTCCATTCCCCAAATTGATCGTACAGACCGTCCAGGGCATCAACACCATCCTTACCTTGGAACTCCACAGAGAACGGGTTACACCCAATCCACATCCGAGACATTCGCTGTAATGTCACTGAAGGCTTCATTTCAAAGCTGGCTACACAGACCTTCTCATCCTGTCCAATGAGGCTCAGTGCTACCTGGGAGGTCATCAGGGACTTGCCATGACCGTTCTGTCCACTCCACAGGGTTACTTCACCCTTGCGGAACTCAAAGTTCTCATTGGTCTTAGGCCAGGGAAGGTAGTTGACCTTGTGGTTCTTCTTCTCCCGCAGTCTCGACTTGATGACAGGGATGTAATCAGAAGCCTTCTTCACCTTGGTCTTAGCATCTGTTTCCTTCAGGTACTGTCGGAAGTCAATCGTGTCATTCAATATTTCAGACATACATTTCTATCCAATCATTTGCAACTGCAATCACAGTGCTTGCTGAGTGCTTTTTACACAATTCCAAGAGCGTCTTGGCCCGTTTCTCACTGTCAGAACTGATGTGAACCTGTAGACCAACAGTGTACCGTAAATCAAGTGTAATCAAGTTGTCTCCATCCACACAAACGACAGGAATCTCTCCAAACTCTTCCCAATCGGTTTTGCAGGGGTAGTCATTGATGAACACTGCTCGAGGCTTGTAGCCCCGCATACGCATGTTGATGATGCCATCGTGACCCTTCATATCGCACCTGCCAACTTGTTGCCACTAACCACTGCTGTCACCCATTCAGCTTTGAATGACCTCCAGCCCCTGATCACGGTTTCTGTCAATGCAGCCTCCAAGGTCCACCCGGCAAGTGCTGCCTGCTTCTTGATGTCTGTCAGAACAAGTTCGGTAATGGGTGCTTTCTTGGCTTTCCTTGACTCCACAAATGACTCCCAGACCTTTGGAGACACACCGTCAGGTGGTTCGACCCTATTATTGTTTACTGGTTTATGTTTCTTGTTTAGTTGAACCGTTGTTGAACGGGCGTTTATCCGTTGTTGAGCAGATGCCTTACCTGCCTTGCTTGCATTGGTGATTTTCTCTCTGTACTGCTCAATTTCACGGTCACATCGAGCATTAGTCCACCCATCTCCACCATTTTTCAGCACAAAAAACATGCCAAGAACGTAACCAACAACTTCTTCATGTTCACGCATTCCCACTTGTCGTGCAACACTCGCTACACCACTGTTCAACGGGCGTTCATGCAGGTAGTATTCATCAAGCAATCGTCGGTAGGCAAGGTCTTCCAACAGGCTTAAATTGCGGGTGTGGGACATGTAGTCCCCGATGTTGAACTGGTAGTAGTGCATCAGTCTTCCCAACTATCAAAACGATTTCTGCGGCGTTCTTCCTCTTCCTGTTCCTCTTCCATTTCACGCCTCAAATTGGTACTGAAGGTGGTCAAAAAAGCCTGTCTACGGCATTCGTTCTCACTTTCATGCAGCAGTCCAGACTTGTAAGCAATCTGTCGGATGTCGTTCTCAGTCATGTTGTCTCCATAAAAAGTTCGTTGATGGGCTTTAGCTTCCTGTTGGTAGCTATCTCAATAGCAGTGACCAGGGAAGCCACTATTGCAGCGTCCAGGTCTTCTGAATTGATGTGTTGCTCGATACGATCCGATGCCAGTGACAGCAGTTCGTAGGCCAGTTCTGTTTCAAGGTGTTGAGGATTCATCCCCCAACCTTACCTCGAAAAAAAAGAAAAAACACTAGGGAAAACCCTAGTACAAAAAATTCAGAAAGCCGTTTAAGATTCGTATCACTGCAATCAAGCAGCTAACAAAAGGACGCAAAATGGAACTCTCAATACACCGTGTCACCAAGATCGAATTTGAATCAATCACCGATCACAAGACCTTCAGCACCCGTACCATCGTCATCACAATGGCAGATGGCAAGCAGGCCACCATCGTGTGCTATGCCCCCAACGATGATGACGAACAGACAACCGACGCATTGAAGGTGATCTTGTGAAAAACCTGTTCGACACTAGGATTGCAGGCATCCCCTGCACCATTGATGTACATCATGCCAGCCGTGTCAATGGCTCACATAGCTACTCAGCAGCCAGTGACTTTGACTTCCACGGTTACACAGAGTTTCAGTACACGGTCTGTGACCAACGTGGCAGGCCAGCACCCTGGCTCGAGAAGAAGATGACCAAGAAAGATGAAGATCGCATTGAATCAGAATATTTTTCGGACTAAATGGAGAATGAAATGAAATCGTTATTTGAACAGTATCGGGATGAATTTAAAGGCATTGAATATTGCTGCTATTGCCTTGAACCCAAAGGCGCTAAGTACCACTGCTGCCAAGAGAATCACTTCGTGCCATTTGAAGATTTGTACACAGAGGACCAGATGCAAATTGTCAGTGATGAAATTGAAATTAACAGGAAAGAACCATGAATACCAATGACTTGCTTAAACTGAATGTCAATGACCATACAGAGAAGAAAGGCAACCTGACCTATCTGTCATGGGCCTGGGCATGGGCAGAGGCCATCAAAGCTGATCCTGGTGCTACGTTTAATGTGGTGATGTTTGGCGACAAGTGCTACATGGACATCAATGGCACTGCAATGGTTTGGGTAACAGTTACCTTGTTTGGCAAACCAATGACTTGTCAATTACCAGTAATGGATAACAACAATAAACCAATCACTATTGAAGGCACAACAACAACCAACAAGTATGGAAAAGAAGTAGTTACTAAGCTAGATAGCTTTAATGTCAACACTGCCATCATGCGTTGCATGACTAAAGGCTTGGCATTGCATGGACTTGGAATGTACATATACAGTGGAGAAGACCTTCCCGAGTCAGACACAACCCTGATCGACAAGATTGCAGACTCCATCCGGGAACTGCATAAAGCAGATGATATGGCAGGAATGTATGGTGAATGGGAATCCATCACCGACAACGAAGTTAGGCTTGCAGTGTGGAACTTACTGAAGCCTGATTCAAAGGTACGCTCTTCAATCAAAGCGTACAAAGACAAACTCAACGAAAGTAATTAAATGGAATACGATAACAGCAACCGTGGCAGCATCTTCAAGAACGATAAGAAAGAAGAAGAAAAACACCCAGACATGACAGGCTCATTGAATGTCAATGGAACAGACTACTGGATCAGTGCATGGAAGAAGACCAGCAAGGCTGGTACGAGCTTTCTAAGCCTCTCAGTGCGTCCAAAGCAGGAAGCCCCACGGCAGAGTAGCCAACCTACTCGCAAGACCAAGAAAGACGATCTAGACGATTTCTTTTGATTTCGGGGGGAAAGCTAAGTTTCAATTGCAGTTGCCGCTTTACAGCAAGTACCCCCACCCCCTTAATTTTATTGGAATAGATATATGGC